CGCATCCTGTTTTAAGAATGTAAATAACGCACCAGTTCCAGCTGGAGATGTTTTTTCGTCCCATGTTTTATCTGTCGATAAAAAGAATGTAATATCAAGTTCAGAGATTGCTTCTAATACATCTTCATAGTCTGTTATACCATAGGAGCTATTACCACCTTCTGCTGATGTTAAGTTTATTGCCTTTAAGGCTTGAGTACCATCATTACCCTCTTGACTTACGACAAAATTAGCTAAAATATATTTATCAGCTCGTGCCCATTCATATAATTCTTGTACTGTATTAAACTCTTCACTCTCAGACAAAAGATTTCCGCTTGCATCAGCATATGAATATGCACCATAAGGTTCACCGTATTCATCTTCGCCCATATACGAGCCACGATAAACCTGAAGTTTAAATTTAGTAGCATCTTCGGTTCCCACTACAACTTGTGCAGCATAGCCTTTTTTTAATTGACCACCCTCTATGACTCCGTTTCCTGTATCACCCTCATTCTTGCACTTTAAAATGAGTTTTACCTTGCCGCCTATTGAATTTTCACCAAAATCAAGCGTAATATTAGCACACTTAGTTGTTGCAGCACGACAATAATAAAGTTTAGGAGCACCTGCTTGACCATCTATCGGGGTGAATATTTTTTGGGCAATATCGCCTATCATACCACCGCCCACAAAAGATAAGAAGTCCTCGTAATTATCAAATTCATAAACAGATTTTAAACCATGATTCAGTTCTCCATTAATACCTGAACCACCGCTAAATTCATCAGTAGCGTGACCTGTCCCTGTGTCTATAATCATAACGTTACCAAATTCGGACACGTTGGTTACCGACGTAGGATTATAGACAGATACGGCATACGAACCAGGTTCTATGTAGTTCTTACCGTGAAAGTTTACGACCGTTGCCATGTCTCTTTTATCTTATTTATTGTTAAAAAATTTTAAATTTCAATTTATTATAATTGTTATAATTGTATTGTTACAAAATTACGTATTTTCTAATGAACAAACATCTTTAATATTTTCTAAAAGATGTCCCTCAATAACAATTCCTCGAATTGCTTCACGCTGAAGCATTTGGGGGACTTTCAACTCGTAATTAAAACTAATGTTTAACACTTTATGAAATATCCCGTTGGGCATCATTTCATCACGAAACATAATATCATTTCCTGATAATTTATTCAAACGCAAACCCATTATTTCGAGGTGCGGAAAAATCATTAATAGCAAAGATTTAAGCACGTGATACACGGTCATCACTTCACTACTATTGTTCGATGTAATCATTATCTGATAATTACTCGTAAAATTTTGAGTGAAGTAAGATTGAACATTACCCTCCGCGTCAACCGTATCATCATAACCCTCGTCTTGACCAATAGCTGATTCAGCAGCTTGTTCTGACGGCAATATAATATGCAACGAAATAATCTTAGCTACTTCAAAATTATATCCAAAATTTACACTTAAATTATTTTTATCAGTAAATATCTTTTTAGCTTGTTGAAAGAAATTCCATCGATTCATACTCATAGGCTTTCCGTCGGGATTTAGTCCTAACAATCGAAATAACATGGTTTTCTGCTCGTTTTCGCTATTGTCCCTTAAATCCTTTCGTATATACCTAATAACGCTTTCTAAAGCGTTGTAAATTATAACTTCGGGTATAATTATGCTTTCCATTATAATATTTTTTCTAAATAATCTGTAACTTCATTTGCTACTATCGTATCTACGTCAGTCATCTGGATTGCTTCTTCGGCTAAATTAAGTGCCTCAAAACCTCGATGTATCCATGACATTGGGTCACTACGTTCTCCTGCTCTACGATACGAAACATAGGTATTTTGTGTAACCTTATTGTAAGGTGCGGTTCTCTTGATTAAACCTTCAAAAATTGAAGATTTATGCTGATATTCCGCGAATAGCGTATTTCCTTTATCATCCATAATAGCAGCACGACTTCTCGGAACATCATATGGCGCAGGGATTTCTGATTGTCTTAATGGTATATTTGCTGGGCGATGAACCATTAAATCATATATCTCTTGAGGCATTTCATTAGCAAAACCTCCTTGACCTACGATTCCTGGTGTACCTTGACGAAATGGAACAGTTAAATACCAATCACCGCCAGGGTAAACCACCTTGCCTTTTGCGTTATAAACTGGTACAGTGTATCTTACTTTGTCCGAATGCTTAAACCCCTCTTTCATATCAAACGCACTTGCGCCCGATTCAAGCATATTCGGCAATTCATCCTTCAATATAATTTGTTTTGTTAAACGACCTTGGTCTACTACTCTGAGTTTTTGAAGATAATTAGGAAGTGTAGAATGTAGTTTTTTTCTTGCTAATGCTTGCCAATTTGCATATATAGCAGTTGTAACCGATTGAACACACGTTTCAGTTAATTTATCTATTTCCTTAGCAGCTAACTCATATTTAGCTTGAATCGCAGATAAATCAATAATTATCGGATTTGGCATGGCACACGCTCCTTTCTTTTAATCCATCAGTGTATTATCAAATAATTCGCGCCCAAATATTTGTGCATCAAAAATATAATGTGCCTTGCGAGCCATAACAGAAATAGGCATATTTGTTAATTTTTCGTCGCTGAATGTGCAACCTTTGTTTCTAACTTTCATTAACTCGCGATTAACGTCGACAACATGATAAACAGGATTATAAGAATACCGAACGGAAATACTGATATCGGGTTGTTTTTGATTTACATCTGTTACCTCTATCAGTTCCATCAAACTATCATCAAATACAATTCTATTTCCGTCAATCGTATAAAGTTCCGCTGGAATTGGCTCTAATTTAACCGTATCTCCAACATACATATACATATTCGTAATTTCTAATGGTTCGTATATGGGATATGCTACTAATTCACCATTAAAAATCACTGGGCGTAATATTTCGGAATAATAAGCTATAAGTTCAGTCAAAATTATTTTATCCATAAACGCCAGTCTATCTACGGCTCGTGTCGTTATGCGTGCTGTACCTCGGTTTATTTCACCAATATCAGAGTTTTTTCGTAAATTAGCCATGGATTGAGATACAACCTTTGTTTGTCTTTTATCTACGAAAAACCAACCGCGTCCTAAACAATTTTGACACGTTGATAACGCTTGACCGCTTGACCTGTCTACGCAAGGACATCTTAACGCTCGTTCTATATAAGCGTCGTAACCATGACGATAGATTAAACTCTCAAACTTAGCTACATCCCAGATAGGCGCAGGAATATCTAATGATGGTTCGGTTATGGCTACAACTGGATGTGCTGTTAATATGCTTTTCTTTTCACTCATATAACAACTTCCTCCTTTCGTTTTTTCGTTATCCCTAAATGCCAACCATTAGGAATTTCTTCGCCTGTACGTAGCCACGCATTTCGTTCTCCATTAGTTATCATTTTACGACCGACTGAAATCAATTTATGAGATTCAGACATCTTTTTTCTTACATGTTCTGTAATTTTTCTATTTATAATATTTGGATTATTTTTTATCTTATTTATCGTTTCTTCGGTATGATGCCTTCCGTACATCGGATTATTTAGAGGATTAGACATTCTTTTCTTAGCACTTATGGACATTTTTAATCTCGCTTCATCGGACATTTTCCTTCCTCTCAGAGGTGAAATCCTTCCCTTATTAGATTCACTAATTTTCTTCTTAACTTCTTCAGAATGTTTTTTGCCAAAAAACGGATTTTTATCACCTCTTGTTACCAAACTTATCTTATGTCTATGTTCTTCGGATAAATGCTTACCTCTATACGGATGATATCCATTCTTCTTTGAGTATGAAATCTTTTTAGCTATTTCTGCCTCCATAACCCCAGATTTAACAAATTGAGTGGCATTGCAACCTCCGATTTTATAAGAATAATGTGATTTCGTTTTCTTAATCCAAAATTCCTCTAATTTATCTAATCCACTTTGGCTTATTCCTTCAGAAGAAAATAAAACTTCTCGTTTAATAAAATTTCTCCAATTACCAGGATTGGTCTTTTTTAATTTATTGATAAATTTATTCCAAATTACACCACTTCCTATATAGTTACATTTATTTCTCATTAAAAAAAATTCAATATTATTTTCCTCAATATGCTGACCAACATAGAATGGTTTATGTCCATCCATCTTCAGTTTAGCTATTATAGTGAATTTATAAATAATACTTATCATTTCCTAAAAATTATCTATTAAAAAACCTGCGTATAAATACTTCATGTTTTCCATCATATCATTTAGTTGGTCTACGTATAACTGAATTCTATCAGAAAACATACCGTACTTGCCTCCTCGTGTTAATGGAATATTCTGCGAGACACCGTCTAAACTTACGCTAATAGAGTTCATACCGACGCCATAGAGATAACCACCAATAATAGCAAGCACGTTTATTGACGCATATTTACAAATAGCATCTACGAGGTCATCGGGGACTTCATCTGCGCGCCAACCTGTAATATATTTTAATCTCCAATAGTTAGGAATATAAGGTTTCCCAAACCAACCTAAATGTGGATAAACACCATTATATATAATAGAGTGCTGCGTCATGGTTGCGCCCTCTGTACTCGCTGAATTAGGAATAACATATAAGTTACGCCAAACAGCTACGCTTTCAGTCTTCTTTATACTTAACCATTCAGCAGGATAATTCACCTGACATGCTTCATTTATATATCCGCGTAATTTATCAGTGTAAGCAATAGGATAAGTTGACTTTACATAACCCCAAACATTCCATTCTTGCCGCACAAAATCTTTACTTTCCTCAATTACTTGACGATTTATTTTGATGCTGAATAAAGTTTCAAAACGCTTTTGTGCAGCAGCGATTTGCTGTTTAATTGTTTGGGGAGATATTTTACGTCCATCTGTAGTGCAGACTGGAATACCAAACAAATAATTCTCACGGAGTTCGCTGGGACTTATCAACAAACCCTCATTTTTGTTATATTTTATTTTTAATCTTAAACTCGGCATCTCGTCAATCGGGAATTAATTTTAAATGCCTATCTTTTCCCTAAAATAATATGGGCTGAAGATAGGCATTTTTATGAAAGTTTCTTATTCGGCAGTAACTTCTTCAGTTGCTTCTTCAGACAGTTTTGCTTCGTTATATTTCTTGATTAAGTAAGCAGCCATTAGTTTGTCTTTTTTGGCAAATCGCTCCCATTCTTCCTCGGGATAACCAGCCTCATTTGCCATTGTAACCATATCGACTAACTTCATTTTCTTAATGCCTGCTATAATATCGTCGTCGCTAATATTTTCGCTATCGACCTTTGTTTCTTCGGCAGTAGGTTTTGTCTCTTCAATAGCAGGTTTTGCTTCTTCGAGATACTTCCAACTGCTGGTGCCCTTCACGAGCAATTCTGCGGCTTTATCAGATACTATTGCCACACCATTTGCGTCTATATCAATTAAACCATCAATAGGTACATTTAATTTCATAGACTTTACATCAGAATTAATTGCTTTGATTTTCATTTTACTGTCTTGTTAAAAAGAAAGGGGTTGGGGCTCATCACCCGCACCCCTCTCTCAATTTATATAATCAGCTTCAACCTATCTCCTATTCGGTTGTTTTTACGCGCTATAAGCACCGATATTAATGATGCGGACTAACTTCTTAGGCGCATACAGCAGCGGAGTACCGTAGAGAAGAATCATGAAACGGTAAGCAGGTGCAAGCATAGCTAAATCCATCTTCATCAGCGGTGCCAGCTGAGCAAACTCGATAACTTCATTATCAAATTGAAGTACCATAGCCTGGTCAGTATTGGGAATGAAACGATTGAGGTCGCGGATTGCACCACCAGCAGCACCATCGAGACCAGTTTCAACATCCTTCACTGATACTTCTAAGATGGGATAAAGTTGACCATCCTTAGTACCACCTGTATAACCACGATAGATACGATATGCACTTGCCTTATGGGTACCACCGCCATCGGTAATAGTAATATCAGCAGCACCGCCAGCAACAACGGCAGTAGCAGCATCTACAACGGTGAGTTTTGATTCACCATAACGGTTAAATGCAGAAACGGCATAGAATACATTACCAGCATCCGAAGCAGTCCACTTAGAATTGGAATCTGAAGCGACAGCGTCAACACTTACAGTAGGAGCAGCAGGTGCTTTATCTGAAGTTGCTTCCGACTTGGCGGTCTTAGCAGGTTTCTTCTTGAAGAAGATATCTTGCTTCAAACCGATAGAGCCGAATTGCGATTCAAACTGCTGAACGCGCTGACCCATGATACCATTGGTAAGTGCTTGAGTGTTCGGCTGAATAAACTTATTACCGTAGAATTGCTTAACAAATCCTGAGAGAACAGACGGTGCGGTATAAATCTGAGTAGCCAGACCGAAGTTTTCAACGATAGTATTGGCAGCCGATTCAATAGCGTCCTCGGTCAAAGCCTTGCCACGCATATCAATCACATGCTCGCTGTTCCAATATTCATTGCGGGTTGCCCAAGCATCGGATTGTTCTTGCTGTGCTAAGAAGCCATTGAACTCAAGACCAACAAGTTTTTCGTTACCGAAGAACAGTGCTTGGTCAAGTTTACGCAAAAGCCAAAGAGTACCATCCTTAATGGTCTTTTGCATAATGTTACCGATAACGGAATTAACAAGAGTCATCTGGTGAGATACGCTACGAGTGGTACCAAGGTATTTCACCAATTGAGCCCTACGAGTAAATACACTATCCTCTTCTTCGGGGAGTTCACCCTCTGCGTTAAAACCACCACGGTCTTGACCGTAGCTTGATTGCTGGTTGAATTCCTCTACGGTATTATAAGCAGGTTTCTTGGGGATATCCTTCCAGAAAGTAATATCACTTTCGCGGAATGTAAGGTGCTTAAGAGTTTTCTCTAAAGACTCAACCTTCAAAGGTGCGCCACTCGCATCAATTCGGTCGGTGGTTTCACGACCAGTAATATCACCAGCGGTCAACGCCTTATTCAGAGCGTCAACGCTTTCGCGTGAAGCAGCACCAAAACCGTTGCCAGAGTTGGCATAATCAGAAAGATTTATTGATAATCTGTCCATTTTAGTGTAAATGTTTAATATTAAATAATTTCAATTCCAAATTCAGATTTAATTCGCTGACGAATGTTTGCTGCTACTTGACCGTTCGATTCATAACCCATCAATGCGTTACTATATTCAGCATCATAACCTTTAGCAAAGGTTGCTTGGTCAAGAATATCAGAAATAGCAGCCTTATTCAGTACGCTAACTTGATTATTATTAACAGGTGCGCCAAAATCATTATCATTACCCTTGTTGAAGTTACGTTCTACAGCAGCAACATTACGTACAGACTTGGGTGCGGGAGTTGCATTACCCAACTCTTCAATTTGAGCTTTCAAGAGTTCAATCTCGTCATTTTGAGCCTTATTAATACTGGTAAGTTCGTCGATTTTATTACCAGCAATATTAAGAGCATCAACCGCTTTATTCAACTGATTACTTTGGTCTTTTACGATTACACCCAACGCTTTAATATAACGCGCATTTTGGAGATGAGATGTTGCAACAGCCTTTTCAATGCGTTCCAAACGATTGAAAACAACAGCCTTTTTTACCACAGGCTCTTCGTCTTCCTCGTCATCATCTTCCTCCTCGTCGTCCTCCTCGTCGTCGGGTTCTTCCTCTGATTCATCGGTATCGTCGTCAACCGCAGGTTTGTTTTTAGCTTTCTTTACATTATCCTCGGTGTCTTCATCCTCGTCGGTTTCTTCTTCCTCATCGTCAGAATAATCCTCATCATCGGAGTCGTCGCCTTTCATAATGTCTTGCTGAGGCATATCTAATCCAAGAGCATCATAAGCCTTAGTAATATCGTCCTCAGTTACGCCTACTCGTTTTGCCATAATTGAGATATTTTTTATTAAATTATAAACTTTTTTTGCTTTTTCAATACTTATACCTGGAATATCTTGGAATAATCGTTCCATTACTTCTGCTTTTCCAAAAGTAACGACTTTTAGCTTGGGGTCAACCTCCTCTTTTATTAATGGGCGTGCTGCTGTAGTATCTAAAGATTTTTCTTCAATACCAACGCCTTGATAATATTCACGCTCTTCTTTGGTTTCCTTACGCTTTTTCTTTTTGTCAACATCTTCATCTTCGTCGTCAAAATCGTCATCGATTTCACCTTTAATAATATTCGCAAAGGTTTTCGGATTCTTTGGTTGATGGGTTATCGCCACACCTGTAATTATAGCCTTGGAAATTTTCTTATAATCGGGAGATGATTTATCATTTGATTTACGTTCTAATACCTTACCCTCAATGCTATACCCCAATCGACGAGTTTTACTATCACGGTCAAGAGTTTGAGCTAATGACCAAATTTCTCGTGCTACGGGAGACGATGGATAAAGTTGCGTTTCAATGTATAAACCGTCTTTTCGTATTTCTGCTTTGACAGGTTCGCCTACAATGGTTGCTGGGCAAGTCTTAGCTTGGTGATGCCAATTGACCATGCCGCTATTCAATAACGGTTTTATATCAAAACCATTTGGGTCAAGAAATTCTCCGTCGCTATCTTCATCAGCCGTTGAAGCAATACCGCCTAACAACATTATTTCCTCGCCAGTTGTTTCATCAATAGCTTTTGATATTTCAACTGGACACCAGAAATTAAAATTATTTGTATCTTGTTTTGACATCTTTCAAAAAGAAAATAGGTTCAAGAATTTTTACATTCTCAAACCTATTATAACTGTATTGTTTAAAAAATAATTTTATTCGGTCATGGTTCTTTTTATCCAACCATAAAAAAATTTTTTGTTTGTTGATTTCTTTTCGCAAAGATTAATATAATAATTTATCTTTTCGATACGTCTTGCATTTATATAATTTTCGTAGTTTACGCTATCACGATAGAAAACCAAACTATCTGTAGTCTGTTTTAGTCGCTTAGCAAGACTATCAATTTCTGCGCTATTATTTATCCATAACGTATCTACGCGCTGTTGTACGACGTAAACGGTATCTGATTTAGCATTAGTATCACTGGCAGCTGTATCCTTTGACGTACCACATGAAACGATACAACCGCTTATCATGAAAATTACAAATAATGACATCCATAATTTTGCTAAAAAATTACCTAAACTATTCATCATTATAAACTATAATTTTGTTACCGAATTAAGTTTTGCTAATAAAACATCATTCATCTTTGACGTTTCCGTCATTTTGAATTGCCTTTGGGCGAGTTTTATCGAAGTGCCTACACCCATATTAACAGCGGTATCATACAAGTCATTCGCTACTTCTTGAACCTTAATTTTATCTCCCCAAACAGTGTCCCAATAATTTGCCTTATATAGTTCACGCTTGAGTTTTTCGAGTTCCGTCGTAGTAATAACTTGATTATTCTTCTTGTTTGATATTTTGTCTAATATCGCCCATCCCTTCCATTTAGGATTTGCCTTCCGACTGATACCACTCCAAGTTTCCTCTCCGCTGTCACCGTCTATTTTCGTCCACACGTTTTTGCCCTCAAATTTTTCGGTACGCGTGAACGCTGTTTCAAAATCTGCCATAATTAATTAATCTTTAAACATTCTTTAGTCAAAGAATTGCTGTCAAAAAATCTTACCAATTCGGTTGCTTTATCGGCTGATGACATCTTCTTAAAATCTTCTACTGATATATTACCGCTTTCCAGAAATTCTTTAAAACCACGTTCGATTTCATACATATGTCGACCTTTATTAATGATAGTTTGAACCCAATCGGGACAATCATCAATTAACATAGTGTTTTCTATAATACGATAATAATCCTCCGCTCTGTAAGGTTCTAATAATGCCTCACTTAATTTAAACGGAACAATTTCCGACGGTCTCGTAGACTGAATATAGTCATTTGCCATTGCGGCAAGTTTCGAAACACACTTAGCTAAAAAATTATCTTCATTATTCATTTCTTTACAATAACTTTTGAACGATTTAATATTACCAAAAATCCATTTTTGCCCGCATTGCCACGAGGAACATATATACCATCATATCCTTCTAAAGCAGCGATAATACCATAAGGTTCTTTGCCTCCATAAGCTAAAGCAGCCTGATAGATATCCTTTTCGGGGTCGGGTGTAGTAACTTTGTCATATTTTTCTTTTGTTAAATTCCAAGTTGCCTTTAATTTTTTCAACTTGTCATTTAATTTTTCTAACTTATCGTCACTGTTTTCAATAGCTTTTTGAACCGCATCTTGAACTTTAGCTACGTGTTCATTTAAAAACCAATCCTCAAAACGTTGAGCAAAAATATGATACGCTGGCGCTAAACTGTTTCGCCTGCGAATTGTACTCGGTTGATTGAATTGATATTCATGTAATGTAAACGATGTACGACTATTAGGTAATTTGAACGTCATCTGTCCAAATTTTGGTTCAACCGTACCACCATTATTTCTCACCCATTTTGCAAAATCATTTACAACGATTTTATCAAATTTCGGAAATGTATATTCATTAGTAACTGGGTCAACTTCTCCCCACTGAATTATTGTATCAATGGTATCTTGTAATTCTTGCACGTCATCCTCTGAATAGTGCATTTGCTGATAAATGCTTTTTCTTAAATTATCAGAAAAATTTTTTATATCATCTTGAGTTTTATCTATTTCTGCCTTTGTCTTTTCTAATGTTTTCTTTAAAGCGTCTACTGTTTTTTTATCTGATATGTGCTCTTGAGCGACTTGTTTTGTTTTCTTGATAATGTCGTCAAGAGTCACCATTTTGAAGTCGTTTTCTAAAGCAAACAACATTATATTTTTACCATCACCACCAGCATACTGAAGTGCGTGTTTATAAGCACTTGATTTAAGATAATCACTTTTAGTATGTTCGGCAGTACCTCCGAATTTGTCTCCGTCGTTTACATGACAATATAAGCCTTCACCGTAAATACCTTGTGTGCCTACAAAAAAATCATTACTGTATTTAAAATGGTCTATTTGATATAATGCCGTACAATTACCTGCCGCGTCTGTAACTCCTCGGAAACATTGAGGAAATTTCGATTTAGCTACGATGTTCCAATATTCATTTTCGTCTACAACATTAGGTCTTGCATC